AAGCCGGTGACGCGTAAGACTCTGCGGCAGCTGGAGCATGAGCGGCGTGAGGCCGAGCGGCGTCGGATCGAGGCGCAGCTGCGCGCGGAGTTCGAGCAGCGCCTGGAGGACGAGATCGCCAAGCGCGACCTGCAGCATCCGGCCGCCGCTCCTGAGCCGTCCGTCGTCGAGACGTCTACGCAGGAGCGTCCGCGGGCGACGACGGCGGAGATCCGCGCGTGGGCCAGGGAGCAGGGGTACGAGGTGCCGGTGCGGGGCAGTCTGCCGTCGGATGTGGTGGACGCCTACCACAAGGCCCACGCCGGATAGGGGCCTGGTGTGTTGGGTCACCTGTGGAACCGGACCGTCGACCACTACCGGACAGAAACTGTCCGCAACGCTACGGGCGGCCTGGACGAACAGCGCATCCAGGTGGGTGTGCTGGATGTTCGTGTGCCGCAGCCCACGGCGTTGGAGCGGGTGATGGCGCGTTCCCAGGTCGGCCCACAGCAGGGGCAGGCGGAGTTGACGCAGCCGGTGTACTGCGACCCGGATGAGGACGTGCGGCGCGGCGACGAACTGGAGGACCCCGTGTCGGGTGAGGTGTTCCGTGTCATCGCTGCGATCCGCCCGTCGGAGGCGGTGTACCTGCGGTTGGACACGCAGGTGCTGCAGGCTGAGCCGAGGGTGGAGGTGTCGTAGTGGCTGGCCGCATGGTGGTGGAGATCCGCGGGGTCGATAGCCTGCGGGACCGGTTGCGGATGCTGAAGCCTCACGTCCGGGAGGGCACCGAGGCCGCGGCTCGTGAGGCGGGCCGGATGGGTGAGGCCACGATGAAGGGCATGGCTCCGGTGGACACGGGCCGGCTGCGTGACAGTATCCGGCACGAGGTGCAGGGCCCCACTGTGCGGTTCGGCCCCGGCGACGAGATCGAGTATGCGATCTTCCAGGAGTTCGGCACGTCGAGGATGGCCGCGCAGCCGTATGTGCGGCCGACGGTGGAGGCGCTGCGTCTCGTGTGGCCTGGCCTGGTGGCCGAGCACGTGAACCGGGCGCTTCAGCAGAAGAAGCGAGGGCGGAGGTGGTGGCGGTGACCAGGATTACCCCGACCGCGGCCACGGCGCTCGCTGCTGTGCAAAAAGCCGTGGTGCAACGGTGCAACGAGTATTTGTCGGTGCCGGTGTGGGACTACATTCCCGAGGACCAGCCGCACCCGTTCGTGACAGTCGGTGAGGCCACCGAGACGGCGGACAACGTGCACGGCCGGTTCGGGCGGCGCGTGGTGCACACGCTGCACGTGTGGACCAAGGGCCGCGGAGGGTTCGCCGAGGCGCTGCAGATCGCAGCCGAGCTCACCGAGTTGTTCGACCACAGGGAGAACGACATCACCTTGGTGGGGCACCGGTTGTGGTCCGTCAGGTTGGTGGATGCGCGGCCGATGCGTGACCCCGATCCGCTGATCCGGCACGTGCCGGTCAGCTTCGCTTTCCACACTGAACAGCTTCCCCCACCCCCATAGGTGGGGGACGATGACGCCTCCGGCTGATCACCGGAGGAAGGGCCTCCCCTGGTACCCAGGGCCGTGGGGAGGCCCGCCAGACCTGGGACGTCCACACGACAACTTGAGTGGAGGTCCACGAAAATGGCTGGATACTCGGGGTTTGGAACCCGGTTCGAGCGCGGCGACGGCGGCACCCCGGAGACCTTCGACCTGATCGGTGAGGCCACCGACATCTCCGGTCCCGAGCAGGAGCGGGACACCATCGAAACCACCTCCCACCAGTCGCCGGACGGGTTCCGCGAGTGGGTGGGCGGCCTCTCGGATGGCGGCGAGGTGTCGTTCGAGGTCCGCTACGACCCCGCGCTGCACAACGTGTTGCAGGACGACTTCGCTGACCCGCTGCCCCGCAACTACCGGATCGTGCTGCCGGACCCGCCCGGCGGCATCTGGAACTTCCGCGGGTTCATCACCTCGATGGGCATGGCGTTCCCGATGGAAGACGCCATGTCCTGCTCGTTCACGTTCAAAGTCACCGGCAAACCGGAGTTCGAGGAGGCTTCCTGATGGCACTGCTTGGGCGCGACCAGATCCTCAAGGCCGACGACGTCGAGACCCGCGACGTGGAGTGCCCCGAGTGGGGTGGCACGGTGCGGGTGCGGCCGCTCACTGCAGCGCAGCGGTCCCGCATCGAGGCGATCATGCTGGAGGTCAACCAGACCAAACGCGGATACGAGCGGGTCGGGCAGGTCGCGCTCAAGTGCGTCGCCTGGTGCACCGTGGGTGAGGACGGCAAGCCGATCTTCGAGGAGAGCGACGTCAAGGAACTCGGAGGGAAGAACTCCGCGCCCATTTTGCGGATCCGGGACGCGGTGTTCGAACTGTCCGGGCTGCACAAGACCGCGGTGGAGGAGGAGGTCGAGGATTTCAGCGAAACCCCCGACGGCTCTTCCTCCACCGACTAGCTGGCCACCTCGGCTACACGGTGCACGAGCTGCTGGAGCGCATGCCTGCCCGCGAGTTGACGGCGTGGGCCGCGTATGAGCAGGTGGCGGGACCGTTGGGGCAGCCGCGGGATGACATCCTCACTGGGATTCTCGCGGAGCGGATCACCAACATGCTCCAGAGCGGCAAGAAACGCCGCAAGAAGTGGACGGTGGAGGACTTCGTGCCGAAGTGGGGTCAGAGCCGGCAGCGGACGGCTCAGACTCCGGGAGAGCAGCGGAACATGCTGCTTGAACTCACGCGCAGGTTCGGCGGAACCATCAAGGGGAGATGACGGGTGGCTACGCTGGAGGAGCTCACGGTTGTGCTGAACGCTGATGCGCGTCAGTTCGACCGTGCGATGGACCGTGTCACCCGTTCCACCCGGGCCACGTTCCGACGCGTGGAGACCGTGGCTGCGAAGGCCGGCCGTAGTGGTGGTGAGGGGTTCACCCGGGGGTTTGAGGAGGCCACGCGCACGCGGGTGCGGCGCAGTGTGAAGAGGAACGTGGAGCGTCCGCTACGCGACACGAGCCAGGCTGCGGAGGACGCGGGCAAGAAGACCGGGGAGCGCTACACGTCTGGGGTTGACCAGGCCGTCCGCACAACCCTGGGCAAGACCATGACGCAGGCCGTCACCCCCGCACTACAGGAAACCACCCGCAAGTTCGGTGAAGAAGGCATCCTCGCCGCGCAGGGGTGGGTGGGGGGCGTGGACGGCAAGGTCCGGGACGCGCGCGGGAAGTTCGTGTCCGCCTTGGGGGCGGCGGGCCGTGCCGGTGGTGCGGGGTTCACTGCCGGGTTGAGTGGTGGACTGGCCGGGGTCGTGGGCGCGTTCGCGCCGGTCGGCGCGGTAGCTGCTGGCGTGGCTGGCGCGTTGGGCAGTGCGATGCTGTCCGCGGCCGGGCAGTTCGATCATGCGATGGCGGCGGTGCGCGCCGTCACGGGTGCGACGGGGGATGATTTCGCGCGGCTGGAGGCCCAGGCCAAGGAGCTCGGCGCCACGACGATGTTCTCGGCGACCGAGGCTGCGCAGGCCATGGAGTTTTTGGGCATGGCCGGGTGGGACACCACGCAGATCATGGCTGGCCTGCCCGACGTGCTCAACCTCGCTGCGGCAGGTGGTCTCGGTCTGGCTGAGGCTGCGGATATCGCCTCCAACATCATGGCGGGCATGTCGATGGAGGCGTCCGAGGTGGGCAGGGCTGCGGACGCGCTCGCTACGGCGGCAGCTAACGCCAACGTTGACGTCAGGATGTTGGGTGAGACCGCCTCGTACGCGGCCGGTACCGCAGCGTCTGCGGGCTGGTCGATCGAGCAGCTCGCCTTGGCCACCGGCCTGTTCGGCAACGTCGGCATCCAAGGAAGCATGGCCGGCACCGCGCTCAACCACATCCTCAACCAGCTGCAAAACTCCTCCTCCAAAGCCGCTGATCTTTTCGCGCAGCTGGGTATCGAGATCCGGGACTCTTCTGGCGCGGTCCGCGATTTCGATGAGCTGCTGATCGACCTCATGGACTCAGAGGTCACCTCCACCCAGCTCATTGAGGCGTTCGGGCAAGAACACGGGCCCAAGCTCGTCTCAGTGCTGCAGCAGGGTGAGGGCGCGGTCCTCAAGCTCGCCGGGGCGATGGAGAACACCAGCGGCGAGGCCGAACGCATGGCATCCATCCGCATGGATTCGTTTGTCGGTGCTCTGGACCAGGCGCGCTCTGCGGTGGAGGGGTTCTTCATCGCGTTCGCTGACCTCGGTGCCCTGGACTTCGCGCGCAGTCTGGTCGAGGGGTTCGCTTCCGCGGTTGGCACGGTCACCCGGTGGTTGGAGGAGCACGCGGACGTGATCCGCCCCGTGGTTCAGGCGATCATGGTGCTGGTCGGCGCGGTCGCCGCGGTCATCGGGGTCATGGTGGCAGGTAAGGCAGTGATCGCCGGGGTTGGTGCGGCGTTGGCGGTGATCACCTCACCGATCGGCCTGGTGGTGGGGGCGCTTGCTCTGCTGGTCGCCGGTCTGGTCGCGGCGTGGAAACGGTCGGAGACCTTTCGGAACATCGTCACAGGTGCGTGGGAACGCCTGAAAACAGCTGTCTCCGCCGTGGTTGGCTTCTTCACCGACACCGTGTGGCCGGTCCTGGTCGAGGGGTGGCAGGAACTCCGCGATGCTGCCGCCCCCCACCTGCGTCGCGTCATCAACTGGATCAAGAGCCTTCGTGACAACGCCGAAGACGTCCGGGAACGCTGGGGGTGGCTGTGGGGCGCGGTCACCGGCACCCTCGCGGACTTCCGCTCCTACGTCGAGCGGTGGGCGGGTAACGTTCGCCGGATCTTCAGCGGGTGGATCGACGTCATCGCCGGGGTCATGGAAGGCGACTGGGAACGCGCCTGGGGTGGGGCCAAGGACATCCTCGCCGGGGGCCTGGGACAACCTGGTCGCCGCTGCTGAGCTTGGGCTCAGCCTGCTGTGGCGGGCGCTGCGGACGTGGTTTTGGGACCTGCCGCGTGCGATCGGTGAGTGGCTGGTCGACGTGGCCCCGGTTATCTGGGACAAGACGAAGAACGAGTGGGTGCCGGCGTTCGTGGGCTGGACGGTGGAGATGGGCCGCAAGCTCGCCTCCAAGCTCGGCGAGTGGCTCGGCGACTTCACCACCTGGTTGACCGAGGATGTGCCGCAGGCCATCCGCGACAACCTGCCGGAGTGGACGGCGGAGTTCGTCGCGTGGGTGGACGGGTTGTGGGGCAAGGTCCGTAAGAAGTTCGTCGAGTTCTCGACCCGGTTGGGTCAGTGGATCATCGACCAGGCCACGGCGATGCCCGGCCGCCTCTCGGCGTGGACCGACCGGGTCGTCGAGTGGGCCGGGGGCCTGTGGGACAAGGCGCGGGAGAAGGTCGACGAGTTCGGGACCAGGTTCGCGGACTGGGCTGAGGAGTTCGCGGACGGTCTGCCGGAACGGTTGCAGGCGTGGACAGACCGACTGGTTGAGTGGATCGAGGGGGTCGCCGAGTCGCTGCCGGAGCGGTTCGAGGCGTGGACTGAGCGGTTCGTGGAGTGGGTGGAGGAGTTCGCCGAGTCGCTGCCGGAGAAGCTGGAGACCCTCACCGAGAAACTTGTGGAGTGGGCCACTGACGCGCCCGGAGACACCGCTGACGCGTTCGAGGAGGCGGACGGTCCCGGGAAGATCGAGGAGCAGATCGAGAACGACTGGGCGCCGCGCCTGCTGGGGGCGTTCGGCCGTGCCCTGCTCAACCTCGCTGGGGCGATCCCCGGCATGGTCGTGCAGGTGGGTGCCGCGCTGCTCAGGAGTTTCGGGAGCATCCTGCTCAACCTCGCTGCGTTGGCTGCGGAGAAGTTCGGCCACCTGTTGGGTGTGGCTGCGCGTCTGTGGGAGGAGATCAAGCAGGCGGTCATCGCGAAGGCCGCTGAGCTTGTTGACGGCGTCAAAGACAAGATCAACGAGTTGTACGACAACACCGTCGGCAAGGTCGAGGACCTGTACAACGAGCTGGTCGGCAACTCGATTTGGCCGGACATGGTCGACGCGATCATCGGGGAGACCGGGCGGCTGTCCAAGGGTGTGGGCGACAAGTTCTCTGGGATGGGCGAGGGCGCCGCTGGTGAGACGTCGTCGATGGCGCAGACGGTGACGCGGCAGGTGCAGCAGTTGCGGGCTGCGGTGGTGGCGGCGGTGGCTGCCATGCAGGCGGGTGTGGCACGCCTGCTCTCGACGTTGGCGCGCGGGTTCACATCAGCGTTCGCCCAGTTGGGTTCGCAAACCCTCAGGTCGTTTAGGGGGATGGCTGCTGGGCTGGTCGCGGAGACGTCGAACCTGGTTCGGGCGTTGAACAAGGCGTTCGCCCAGTTCGGGTCGAACACGGTGCGCGGGTTCACCAACACGGTGCGGGGCGTGTCCTCGGCGTGGGCGAAACTCCGGCAGGCCGCCGCCGCGCCGGTGCGATATGTGATCTCACCGGTCTACAACAAGGGCCTGCGCCCGGTGTGGAACCGGGTCGCCGCCCGCGTCTCCGGCCTGTCGCCGATGAGTTCGATGAGCGTGCCCAGCGGCCTGGCGGAGGGTGGTGTGGTGCCCGGCTACCAGCCGTCGAAGCGGGACGACCTGATCATGGGCATGCGGTCCGGTGAAGGCGTGCTCGTGCCCGAAGTCGTGCGCGGCCTGGGTACCGGGTTCATCGACTTCTGGAACCGGATCGGCAACCGCGGCGGCGTCAGTGCGGTGCGCAGGGTCAGCCAGGCCACGAACACGGCTGGTCTCGGCCAGGCGCCGATGGAAGGCCTGTCCCGGTATGCGGGCAGTATTCCCGGCCTGGCCAGGGGGGGAATCGTCGGCCGTGCACAGCAGTTCACCTCGACGCCGTGGCGGCACATCGAAGGGCGGATCGAAGACAAAGCCAGGCCGGCGTTGGATCAGATGCACTCCGGGCTCGGCACGTTGTTTGGGCGCGGTAACACGTTCAACGGGATAGCGCACGCCGCGCTGGGGGCGATCAAACCCCGCGTCCTGGCAGCGTTCCGGCGGGCGGATGAGGCGTTCGCTGCACTCATGGGTGGCGGCCTGGACTCGTGGGGGGACCTCGCCACA